CGTTCGTCCCCGACTTGCCGTCGATGCTCGGCCAGCCCTGGTGGTCCGCCTTGTTGTGGCGTCCGTCCGTGGCGTTGTAGTTCTCGTTGCGGCCGGTCTTCGAGCCGTGCTCGTCGAGCTGCTCGACGGTGCCGCTCTCGTCATCGTGGTGACCCGTCGGCTTCTCGACCGGACCCCAGCTGTGCTGTGCCATTGTTCCTTCTCCGATCAGACAGGTGAAGCGTCGTAGGCGTAAACAGGGGTGGTACCTGGCGATACCCCGTAGCCGGTGGTGCACTTCACCAGGACGCCAGAAAAAGTGATCCCCGTGCCGATGGCAACCGGCGAACCAGTAGCCAGGGTGGACAGGAAGGTCAGGATGGCATCATTGTTGAGAGCCGGGTTCACGGTCTGAAGCTCCGTGATCATCTGGGCGGTGGTTTGACCGGTCGTATATGCCATCTCAGCACTCCTTCCAGGTACGGGCGCTCGGCGTGTAACCGCTGCCCTTCTCATCTGTATCCAGCTCACCAGCTGGAGTCTTGTCGCCGGGAAGTACCGGCACGTGCTGCTGACTGCCTACCCAGTCCACGTCCCCGGCCACGACATCGTGCGAGGCTTCGGAATCCGTGCCCTGGCCAGCGAAATGCGGGTTCTTCTCAGTGACCATGTTGCCTCCGGCCATTGAGCTGAAGTAAGACGGGAAAGACTGAGCTTCCGGCGTGTCACTCAGGTCCTTGGTCGTCGGCTTCGCCGGGTCCTTCGAGATCGACATCTTCTGCCACCTCCTCCGGGGTGTCTGCGGATGGCGTCGGGACTGCTTCTCCCATAAGACCGGGAGGAGGATCGTTCCGGCCGCGCAGAGGCCAGCGCTCCGGGTGACAAAGGTCAGCCAGGGGCATCGGCATCTTGACGACCGGAACGTCCTTCACGGTCAGGCTCCGGCGTTCGGGTGCTTGTGCTTGCTAGCGTGCCCGTGCCCGATGCCGGTCTCAGTCGGGCGGTTGCCCTCCAGCACCGGAAGGGTCGGGCCGCTGAAGCCGTTGTCGTCGCCCCACGTGGTGGAGTCGCCGGGACCGTTGACCGCCATGCTCGCGTGCGAGTCGCGGTGGTCGTTGCCCATGTACCCGAACGGGTCGGTGTAGCGGACGCTCTCGCCGCCGGACTGGTGCGTCGCACCCTGCGAGCCGTGCAGGCCGGTGCTGGTCAGCTCCTCGCCGGTAACGCCCGACAGGCCCTCATCGAGCTGGCCCGCCTGGATGGTGACATCCGCGTCAGGGCCGGAAGCGCCGGTGGTACCCGGAGCACCCGTCGAGTAGGTCTGGCTGAAGCCGAAGATGTCGGCCGGGGTCTGGCCAAGCTGGTTGGTGGGGTCGCTAGGGCCGCCGTGCCCGCTGCGCGCAGGGGCCGGAGACTGGCGCTGCGGAGTCGCGCTGCGGCCGGGGTTCTGGCCATCGCTAACAGTTGCCACGGTGAAGTCCTTTCACAGACGTGTTCTAACGTCCAGTGTAAGTACTTCACAGTCAACAGGCTAGCTAGCCCTACAGGCGCTCCCCAAATTTGCTCATAAGGTCCGCCTTGGTCATGCCCTCGGCCCGTTCCTCGGTCATCTTGTCGTCCACTGCTACCGCGTACCGGACCCAGGCCGACTTGGGGGCGTTACCGTACGGGCGCTTGACCTCGTCTTTCAAGCCCTCCTCGGCCTTCTCCTCGCGAACGTCCGCGTCGGCTTCCTTGAGCTTGAGGGCCGCTTCCTGGGCTTCCAGCTCAGCGCGCGACGGCCCCGGCACAGGCTCCGCGTCAATGTACACCGCGAGCTTGTGCAGGACGGCGAACGTCGCTACGTAATCCGCCAGGCGCAGCTCCTGGTCTTTGTCGCCGCAGATGTACGGCACGTCCGTCTTTACGGCGCTAAGGAGCCTGACCTTACGCATTTACCCTCCAGATAACGGAACGACCGCCATCAGCAGAATAGCCGATGACGGTCGTTGACCGCTAACTAGATCAGGCACCGCCCTGGAACACGGCGAGCGGCTGGGGAGCGTAGCTCGGCGGGTTCATCAGGTTGCCGTCCGCGCGGATGATGGCCCGGAAGGACACCAGGTCCGTGCTGAAGGCGAAGTCGTCCGACCGCTCGAACCGCACTCCGCCGACCATCCGGATGAAGTACTGCGAGAAGTCACCGAAGACGACAGACTTGGCGCTACCGGCGACCGCAGGCATGAACGGGTCTGCCACCAGGGGCTTGCCGAGGAGCAGGTCCGGGGCACCGAGAACGGTGGAGGGCTCCCAGACCGGACGGCCAACGGTGTCAGTCAGCTTGCGCAGGACGCCGAGGGTCTTGTCCGCCGCCAGCCAGTAGCACGACCGGCTCTGGCGGTAGGGGGCGATCACGGAGTACTCCATGTCCACCAGGTTGGCGTAGGACGGCCCGCCTTCGACCTGCCCGCTGCCTGTCGCGGCAGTACCGGAGACACCCGACGCGCCCACGACAGCCACGGGAGCCGCCAGGATGTTGCCGGAGATGCCGGACCCGCCGTTGACCAGCTCGTTGCCGAGGAAGTTGCCGAGCGCGCGGCCCGCCGACATCGCGAGGTACCCGAGCAGGTTGACGCCAGAGTCGTCAATCAGTTCGCGGGAGACCTGGATCATGATGCCGAACTTGTTCGCGGTCAGCGTCTTCTGGGCGAAGACCGGGTCAGCCGAGGGAAGCGTCCCGCCCTGGGCCGCCGAGACGGTCACCTGCGACGCGGACGAAAGGCCCGTGTGCTGGTTGACGATCGGGACCTGGATCGGCTCGCCGCCAACGGTGTTGAGGACGGTGGGGCCGGTCTGCATGACGCCGGAGACTTCGATCAGGTACGACAGGAGCTGGTCGTAGAAGTCGATCGGCACGATGCCGCCGCTGGTGTTCGGCACGTTGCCCACGTAGCCGTCCGTCAGGACACGGACTTCGGTGGGAGTCATCGGGCGGCCGGTGGAGAGCTTGTGCATGAGCCGGGAGTTCATCGCCGGGATCTCCAGCGGCTTCGGGCGGCCACGGTCGTCCCGCAGCGTGCCGTCGAAGAACTGGCGAACCTCGGCCTCGAACGCCGAGCCGTTGCGGGCCTCGGGAACGCTCGGGCGGCTGGTAACCGCGTTGAAGGCGTCGTCGGTGTCCTTGGCGCGCTTCTCAGCGTCCAGGACTTCCTTGAGGCGCTTGTCGTCCCGGTCCAGGCTCTTGTGCAGGTCGTCGTAACGCTCCTGCTCGGAGTCGGAGAAGTTCCGGTGCTCGTCACTGGCCTTGAGGCAGAGGGCCTCAATGTCGTGGTAGGTGCGCTGAACGTCTTCGTGAAGACGCTTGGCAACTTCAGATGCCACGTGCTTTCCTCTCTAGGTGCAGAAAAGGTCAGACACCGGCTCCGCATGCTCGCGCACACGACCTCGGACGTGCCATTCAGTACTAAGTGTGAAGGGAGTTCACGAGTTGTGCAAGAAATATTTTTCAAGCTCTCAAGGTTGTCCTAGGCATGTGGAAGACGTGTGAGGTCTGCGGACGCCACCGCACTCAGAGCACCTACGGCGTTTGCGTACAAAACGAAGCCTGCCGGTTGGAGTATCAACGTCGCCGTAACGAGGTAGTCAACTATACTCAACAAGCTCCGACTGCTACCGACGAATTGAAAACTAGAGCTAACCGTAACGGTCCCACGGTAGTGTGCGCTGCCTGTGGCAAACCAGGGCAGGTAGGCCCGCTAGGCGTATGCAATCGCGATACGTGCAAGCACGAGCTGTACAGGCGGAAACGTCTAGCAGCAGAAAAAGCCGTAGCTGACGAACGAGTCGCAAGAGCTACTGCTCGCACTAAAGCGTTCCACGAGGTTCTAGCCCACTACGGTGCTTCTTGCGCCTGCTGCGGAAGCGTGGAGTTTCTGTGTATAGACCATGTGGACGGAGACGGGAAGCGTCATCGAAAAGAGATTCTAAAATCAAACAATGCAGCACATTTTCACGCGTGGTTGAAAGCACAAGGCTGGCCGCCTGGCTTCCAGACGCTGTGTACACGCTGCAACGTCAGCAAGGGGCGCGCTTTCACCTGCGCGATACACGATTACAAGTTCCTC